ATGACCTCGGTTACAGCACAGCGCCTGCAGGGCTTCCGCCGTTTGCACGATTCCATGATGGCTCGCCCCGAGCGGGCAGACGATTTCCGGCTCTATGAGCTGTCTTCGCGCATCCGCGTAGAGGCCCTTGCACTCATGGCCTACAGCACGTTGGACCTCGATTTCCTGGGCTTCCTGAGCCGGGAAAAAGCCGCTGGCCGCACGTACTCGTCGCAGGCTCTGGCAAGGCAGGTTTTTTCTCAGGCGGGCGTGGTAGCACCGCCTGAGAGTCTCATTTCTGAGATTCCACTGATTTCCGGACAGGGGGCCGAAAGCCATGGCGTATGACACGCTGAAGCTCAAGAGCCCGTCCATGGATATGCACTTTGTGCGGCTCATCGAACAGCAGTGTGTTCTGCGCAGCGGCGTTGACCTGGCCACGGGCGCGCTGCTCTACGAACTGCACAGCGGCGAGCTTTTGGGCTCTTGGGATTCGCGCATCAGCGTGCGCCCGATGTACGAGGACTGGGTGACGGATGCCAACGGCCGGCCGCGCTTGGCGCCCTGCGAGCCCTACATCCTTGTCGAGGGGTCGGTGCACAAGGCCATGCTTGGGCACAACGTCTATGGAGGCCCAAGCAACTTCCAGCGAGCCTGCTCGTTCTTCGTCCATCTCGTGGAGCGCCTGCTCGGCGTGGACCTGCCAGCGTCCAGCCTCTGGACCGTGCACCGGGTGGACGTGGCCCACGTCTACGCGCTGAGCAAGCCTGCGATCAAAGAGTTCTTCGACAGCATCCAGCTGCGCAACTTCCCGCGTCGGCAGAAAAAGGCGGCCAAGTACGACATGGCCGTGTACTTCGCGGGCAAGACCACCACGGTCAAGTTCTATCACAAGGGTTCTGAGTTTTCTGTGCACGACAGGGGGCGCCTGCGCAACTACTTCCGGCAGGTGTTCGCCTACCACTACGGCAAAGCCGACACGGACAACCTCAAGCGGGCCGACCGCAAGCTGGACGCATTGCAGCGCCTGGCTGACCGGCGCCTGCGCGTAGAGGTCGAAGTCCATTCCGACAAGTTCCAGTACGACTTTGGGCGTAACCCGCTGGTGAGCGAAGTCACCGACGCCTACCTGGAAGCCATTCACGACAAAGAAGTTGAGCGCCTCCTGCGCGAAGGGAAGCAAGCCATGGACACCGTTCGCACGACCACTGCCGTCATGACGCGGCTTCAGAACATCTACGGGGGCACGGCAGGCCAGCGCCTTTATGGCTTCTGGGCTGCTATGTGCACGCTCAACGAGAACGTTATGCGCGAGCAGTACTCGCGCGCCACGTTCTTTCGCAACCGCAAGTTGCTGGAAGAGGCCGGCGTGTCCTGGCGCTCTTCGGACATCACTGTCACCGCCAATGACAGCCTTATTTTTGACTTCACGCCGCAACGCGTGGACAGGCGTTTCTGCAGTGGCTCGGCCAGGAACAGACCTGAATTCAACATCAGCCGAGAGGAACTGCGGCTTGCCGCTTAAGGGGATCACATGAACGCATCAGCAACACCAGCATCGGCCCACAAGATCGGCGCCAATCAATGCCTCATCGCGGGCCGTATCGAGTCGCTGCGCCGTCACGAGCAGACCCGCTATACCACCATCGTCACCCCTGCACCGGATCCCTACAGCCGCCCGCAGACAGTCCAGGTGCGCAGCCGTGCGGCCCTGGGGCAGCGTGGCGATGACGTCCAGGTCCTTTGCAAGGTCGGAGGCTACACACGCAAGCCGTTCCGGGCCTTGGACAAGGAAACCGGCGAGACAACGATGGTCACGCCGGTGGACCTCACGCTTGACGCGATCGAGAGCTGACCGTCAGGCCGCATGCGGGCCCAAGCGCGAGCTCCCGCGAGCGCATGGGCCGGCAGGCGGATCGAGTGTGTAGCGGTGATCCAGTCGCGTGACGGATCACCGGTACAGCGCGGTGCTGTGCCGCAATCATTCGAAAGGCTATCTCATATGAAATTCTTCAAGCAGTTCCTCAAGTACGGTACCGGTGCGGCGCTCCTGGCCGCTGGTGCAGCTCACGCGGCAGTGCCCACCGAGATCAGCGATGCGATCTCCACCATGAAGGCTGACGGCGTGACCGTGGCCACGGCGTTCGTCGTTGCCTCTATCGCCGTCGCTGCCATCAAGTTCCTGCGCAGCGCCAAGTAATGGCCTTCCAGGTCGGCGCCACCTGCTACAGCAGCGCTCAACAAGCGCTGTCTGCGATCGCATCGTCACAGGTGGGCGGTGTGGTCGTGCACGGTGGCGCCGCGTACGTGGTCGATGTTGCAGGGATCACCGCTGCATCGATCACGTATCGGCTCACGCCTGTGGCTGGCGGAGGGTCAATCCAGTCTTTGGTGCAGGTCACGCCGCAGCCCTGCGGTTTACTGCAGTGGCAAGACGGTCTCACCCTGGGCTGGGGAGTCGCGGCGGCTTGGATCGTCACAGCCGCAGTTATGCATTTACGCCGGGCGGCTCACCAATGACACCCGAATTCATTGTTGTTTTCGTAGCTGTTGTGGGGATCGCATGGATCGTTTCTCAAAATTGGTGAGCAGTATTGCTTTCGCATTCTGCGGTCACGTATACGCGGGATATGCTCAACTAGCCCCACCTACTGGCTGGACTCCTACTAGTGTTGGCGGCTCGGCCGGCACGTTCAATTATGGCAAGGCGGCAAATGGGGCAAGTTTGGTAGGCAACACTGTTAGAACAAGTGCCTCACTTAACGTTGGCGGACGTGCTATTTCCGTTCCCGCAGCAATGAGACTCTCGTCAAATGCTCCAAAGTTTCTAGCCGGACGTGTTGGCGCTGCTCTTGCTCTTGGTGGCAGCGCGGCCTTGACCGGTGGCTTGTCTGTTGCTGCCGCGTTATTGCTTCCTATTGCTGTTGAGTGGTGGCAGCAAACAGAATTCGAGTGGGATGGTAATAAGTGGCTTCAGAAAAAGAAGGTGCTTAATGGCTATTGGCGTGATACTTGGGGCGAGGGCGAGTACCCTACTGCAGATGCGGCCTGCAATGCTAGACTTGATGGCGTTTACGCAATTGTTTTGCCCGACAATCCAAGCAAAGCCTACTGCTACAGTGGTCCCGGGCAGGTTAGTGGTTCGGTTGGTCGCGTCGGTGAAGAAGTTGTTGAGGTGAAGGTCGTGCCATATGAGCCGCAGGTCCGTGAATCTCTTGAAAATACGCCTTTGCCGGAGAAATTACCAGGAATTATCCCACTCGATTACCCTGTAGATTTACCAGTTATAAACCCATCTCCGGCAATGCAGCCTCAACCGCTTTTTGTGCCAACCGGAAACCCTGCCCAAAATCCGAACTATGACCCTCAGGACATCCCCGGTCCTGAAAATATGCCTTATTTACAGCCTGGCATCCGTGTTGTTCCGGCACCGGTCCCGGGGGCTCCGTGGCAAGTTGACGTGCAACCAGTTAATAGACCCGTACTAGAACCCACCCCCAAGCCTGATCCCGTAACTGATGGCTCAGGCAATCCAAACGACAAAGAAACTGACAAAGAGCCGGGGCTATGCGACATGTACCCTGACATTCTCGCTTGCCAAAAGCTGGATGATCCGACGAGTAATGATTTGCAGAGTCTCGAAAAGCCGATTTCTATTACACCGGATGCAGGCTGGGGATCAGAAGATGCGGCTTGTCCTGCACCGCGTATTCTCAACGTCCAGGGCCAACAGATTGCCATCCCATTTGACTTGTTCTGCACATACATGCAAGGTATGCGGCCAATCATCATTGCCATGGCGTGGCTCTCGGCAGCATTTATTTTGATTGGAGCGAGGGAGTCTTCATGAGCGGCCTTGGAACTTTTCTTGCTGCGATTGCCGGAACACTGGCAAAGCGCGTGCTTACCGCATTGGGGATCGGAATCGTCAGCTATGCAGCAATGACCGCTGCGCTGAACGCTGCTCTTGCGGCTGCAAAGAATGCATGGGCAGGCCTTGCAGGTTTTCCGGAAGCCTTGGCGCTAATCCAGATGGCCGGGGTATCCACCGCTGCATCCATCATCGCTGGCGCTCTTGTCGCCCGCGTAGCTCTGCAGAGTCTCAAGAAACTGGAGCTTGTGAAATGATCACGCTGTTCACGGGCATGCCCGGGGCTGGGAAGACAGCAGCCATGATTGACGTGCTCCGCGTACTTGCAAAAGACCGCCCGCTGTTCGTGCACTTCGACCCTGCCGAGCGCCTGCGGCCTGAGCAGAAACTCCTGCACGAAACCCTCCAGCTACCGCATACAGCAGTCAATGCAGCCACTTGGCATACAGAGGTTCCAGACGGTGGCATTCTGGTTGTTGACGAGGGGCAGGGCTGCTGGCGGCCCCGTGGCCCTGCTGCAAAGGTACCGCAGGCCATCGCAGCGCTGGAAACTCATCGGCATGCTGGCGTTGACATTTTCATCACGACTCAGGCCCCGCGGCTGATTGATGCAAATGTGCGTGGACTGGTCGGCAGACATGTCCACATTCGGGATACAGGATGGTTGGGTCGTTGGTGGTACGAATGGCCAGAAGTCAACGAGTCCTTGGCATGGAAAACTTGTCCTGTCAAAAAGCGCTACAAGCTCCCCAAGTCGGTGTTCGACCTCTACACCAGCGCGTCTGTGCATACGACGCCGGTCCGTATGGCGCCGAAAACGCTCATGCTGATAGTCGTGCTGTTGGCTTGCCTCACTGTGCTGGTCGGCATGATCGTGCGCTCGGTCGGACGGCACACGTCATCAGAGCCTGAGGCCAAGCCGGCACCTGCCGCCCACGTGGCCACAGCCCAGCAGGCCCAGGGTGGCCAAGTGCTGCAACCAGAACTACCGGATGAGCGAGTCGACTTCATCCCGCGCCTCAGCGATCGCCCGTGGACAGCCCCCGCCTATGACAATATCCGCCGCGTTGTCAGGTTGCCTGCGATCAGTGGCGCCATCTGCATCAACCATGTGTGCGATTGCTATATGGGTAAAGAGCGCTTGATGGAGGTCTCCAGCGAAGCGTGCGCCTATTGGGCTAAGCACCGCCCATTTAATCCTTACGTCGCCGATTCGACCGACGATAGGGGCGAGGGTCGTACACAGTCGATAGGGGGTCAAAAGCCCGCTGACCACGGTGTGAGCGCAGCAGGGGCGCCTGGCGGCGGCGTCTCTTTAGCAAAGCTGCTGTGATGCGGACTCCAGCAAACAGCACAGCACCGCCGAAGAATATCCAGATGGCTTGCATGATCGTCATAACACCAAGCATATCTCGCCGGAATCGAATGAACTGAGCGCAGGCCTCATGGCGCAGCAGGGCGTTGACGGTGTTTTGCCGAGAGGCGGGATCACGGGGTTTTGCGGGAGCGGGAGGATTTCGCAGGGGAGACTGGAACAGTCTTCACTGTGAAACCGCAGCGCGGAAGCTGGGCCCGATCTCTGCACGGATAGCACGGGGGTATCGGGGGCGAAGCCCCTGATGTTCAACCTGTCCCGCGCGACATACCCAGCGATGTGCTCACGGTCTCCCCAGCGCGCCCGCGCGAGCTTCCAGCTCGACCAGGTCGAACACTGCCGCGTCGTTGCATCCACGGCCGCGCCGACTCAGGTCCGCGAAGCACAGCGCTTGAATCCAGCGGGCCGCAAACCGCCGCCCTAAATGACAACGGCTGTTGCGCGTAGCGCCTCTGTTGCCGCGTGCTGCCCTGGCACACATTGCGCGGGCGCTGTGCCCCGCTCTCCCACTCTCACGGGCCCGCACAGGCAGCGCCTCGCTCCCTAGCATCGATCAAATCGAAACAACGTGGATCAAAGAATGCTCATCGGTTACGCCCGTGTCTCGACACGGGACCAAGAGACACACCTCCAGCTCGATGCACTGCACCGCGCAGGCGTGCAGGAGATCTATCAGGAAAAGGCCAGCTCTGTGAATGCCCGGCCTGAGCTACAGCGCTGTCTTGCTGCGCTCCAGCCCGGCGATACCCTCGTTGTCTACAAGATGGACCGCATCGCTCGATCGCTGCTCGATCTGCTGATGATCTTGGACCGCATCAAAGCCTCAGGCGCTGCAGTGCGCTCACTCACCGAACCTCTGGACACCACAGGGCCGCTTGGCGTTTTCATGGTCCAGATCCTCGGCGCAGTGGCCCAGCTCGAACGGGGCATCATCCGTGAGCGAACGGTTGCGGGTCAGGTTGCGGCCGTCAAGCGCGGGCGTGTCTTTGGCAGGCCCAAAAAGCTCGACGATGAGCAGGAGGCGGAAGTTTTACGCATGTTGGCTGATGGATGGACAAAGGCTGCTACGGCAAGGCATTTTGATGTGTCGCTGATAGTCGTACGCCGGATCGCCGATGAGGCTGCGGGCAAAAAAAACACCGGGCGTTACCCGGTGCTGCGCAAGTTTTTGGATGGTGAGTAGCCGTCGCCTGTGACGGCTTCTACTATTGACTTTCATACTTTTAGTATGGACTTTCATGCTGGATTCTTTCAGCCTCGATAATACGGCCATGCCCCAAATTCAATTGACTCCCGCCGAGCGCCGGGAACACCGCGCCAACGCACACCACCTGGACCCCGTGGTCCTCATCGGGGGTGACGGCCTGACGGCTGCCGTGCAAAAGGAGGTCAACGCCGGCCTTAACGCACATGGCCTGATCAAGGTCCGTGTCTTCAACGACGACCGCGCCGCACGCGAGCAGATGTATCTGCAGCTGTGCGACGAGCTTGGCGCTGCACCCATTCAGCACATCGGCAAGCTGCTGGTGCTCTGGCGCCCCATGCCGGAAAAGGAAAAAGCCATCGACGAGAACCGCATGCCCGGCCCTCGCGATGTCAAGCTGCTCAAGTTCAGCAAGCGCTCGGGCCAGAAGCCCGAGGTCAAGCAGATCCGCGTGCTGGGCAACCAGCGCCTGACGGCAGGTGGCCAGGTCAAGCGCGCCAAGCCCAAGCAGAAGTCGGTCAAGAAGCGTCAGGCAGACTGAGTCCGCCGCATCCATGACCGTAGCATCCCATGCCGCCAGCGTGGCCCAGGCCGCGCAACCGCCCTCCGCCTCCCCCTCTGCGCAGCAGCGCTTCGTGATCTGCATGAAGTGGGGCAAGAAGTACGGTCCGGAGTATGTCAACAGGCTCTACGCCATGGTGCGTCGGCATCTGAAGGGCGATTTTCGCCTTGTCTGCCTGACCGATGACGGCGTGGGGATTCGCGACGAGGTCGAATGCCTGCCGATTCCTCCGCTGAACCTGCCCGCGGGCATTCCGGAACGCGGCTGGAACAAGCTCGCCACCTTCAGTGCCGACCTGCACGGCCTGCGCGGCACGGCGCTGTTTCTTGACGTGGACGTGGTCATCACCGGGCCGCTGGACGATTTTTTCACCGAGCCCGGCGAGTTCCTGATCATCCACGACTACAAGCGTCCGTGGCGCATCACGGGCAATTCCTCGGTGTACCGCTTCGAGCTGGGTGCCCACCCCGAGGTGCTGGACTACTTCCGCACGCATTTCGAAGAGATACGCCGCAACTTTCGCAATGAGCAGGCCTATCTGTCCGACATGCTGCACAAGCAAGGCAAGCTCAAGTACTGGCCGCAGGCCTGGTGCCCCAGCTTCAAGTACCACTGCATTCCCGCATGGCCGACGAACTACTGGAAGCCGCCCTTCGTGCCGGATGGTGCGCGCGTGGTGATCTTCCACGGCGAATGCAACCCGCCTGACGCGTTGGCCGGCCGGCGCAATCGGCGCTTTCGCTATATCCGGCCTGCCACCTGGGTGGCCGAGCACTGGCACGAGTGAGCAGCTCGACCCACAAAAAACGCCCGCGCTTGCGGGCGTTTTTGTTTGGTATGGTGCCGAACCGGCAGGACCGGGATCAGGCCGTGGCCCGGGTGTTCGCTTGAGACGAACGGCCTATGCGCCACAGCACGACGAGCGCACACAGCCACTGCAGCGCATACATCACCGTGCCCACGCTGTGCCACAGCTTGAGGTTGTCGCGTGCAACGATGCGCGGCGACACGCCGTACTGGACGACAAATGCCAGCAGCATGCCTGCGATCACAAAGCCCAGGCAGGCCTTGGCCCAGGGCTGCAGGACCGACTCCTTGCTGCGCCGGGACAGGACCAGCAGCACGGCCGCGCAGGCGATGGACACCCAGGTCTGCGCGGCAAACAGCTTGGCAGCCATGAAGCCCGCGACAGCCGGCGTGGGCAAGTGGGCGAACAGCATGGGTACGGCCATGAAGCCGATGGCCGACAGGCTGCCCCACCACAGGGCAGCGGCCAGCAGGGGGACGCGCTCGTACAGGTTGCTCAT